CATCAACGTTCTCGATTACATTAACCTGTACAAGAAGTTTACCTACTCTCAGCAAGAGTCTTATACTCTCAATCATATATCGTATGTCGAGCTTGGTGAGAAGAAGGTTGACTATTCTCAGTATGGTTCTCTTAATGATTTGTATGAGAAGAATCACCAGCTGTTCATTGAATATAACGTCAAAGACGTTGAGCTTGTTGAGCGCCTAGAAGACAAGATGAAACTGATTGAGCTTGTCTTTGCCATGGCTTATGATGCCAAGGTCAACTTCGAAGATACTCTTGGTTCAGTTAAGCAGTGGGATGTTATCATCCACAACTATCTGCTTTCTCAGAATATTGTTGTCCCACAATTCAAGAAAAAGCCAAACTCTGAAATCGTTGGTGGCTACGTCAAAGAGCCTGTCATCGGAATGAGCAAGTGGGTCGTCTCAATGGACTTCAAGAGTCTGTATCCCCACCTGATCATGACCTATAACATCTCGCCAGAAACTCTAGCTGGCAAAGTTGACAGATTCTATTCTGTTGACGAACTCTTACAGAAGCAGTTCGAGCACGATGGCCAATACAGTTACTGCGCCAACGGAACCTATTACTCTAAAGATAAGCAGGGGTTCCTTCCTTATCTTATGCAGAAGATGTATAATGATCGCGCTGAAGCCCAGAAGCAGCTTAAGCAAATCAAGAAGCAATATAACGATACAAAAGATGAGAGTTTGCTGAAGCAAATATCCGCTCTCAACAACAAGCAGATGGCCAAGAAGATTCAGCTGAACTCAGCTTACGGTGCTCTTGCCAATATGTATTTCCGTTGGTTCAATGCTGATATTGCCGAGGCTATCACCCTTTCTGGTCAGCTTGCCATTCGTTGGGTTGAGACGAACGTCAACAGATATCTCAATGGTATGTTCAAGACCAAAAAAGATTATGTCATTGCGGTTGATACCGATTCAAACTATATCACCCTCGAGAAATTGGTTGAGCAATATCAATCTTTCTCCAAAACCGATGATGTGAAAAAGATCGTTGATGTGATTGATAAATTCGTTGAGAGTAAGCTGAAGCCTTTCATTGATTCAGCTTGCCAAGATCTCCACGAATATATGAATTCTTATGAGCAAAAGCTTGTTATGAACCGAGAGGCTATCGCAGATAAAGGTATCTGGAAAGCCAAGAAGATGTATATCCTGAACGTTCTTGATCAAGAAGGCGTTCGTTACGATTCCCCCAAGCTAAAGATGATGGGCATCGAGGCGATCAAATCCTCAACTCCAACTTCCTGTAGACAGAATCTCAAGAAGGCATTTGAGATTGTCATGAATCAAACAGAGGGCCAACTCCAGCAATTCGTTGCTGACTTCAAGAGTCAGTTTTCTAGTTTGCCGTTTGAAGAGGTTGCGTTCCCTCGAGGTGTCAAGGATATCGAAAAGTGGGAAGGCAAGAACGGAAACTATCTTTCAGGAACACCAATCCACGTCAAAGCCTCTATGGCGTTCAATGCTATTGTTGATGATCTTGGTCTTCAGAATAAATATGAGAAGATCGTCTCTGGTTCCAAGATCAAATTCTGTTATATGAGAACTCCCAATCGCTACAACATACAGGTATTGGGGTGTCCATCAACAATGCCAGACGAATTCAAGATGCAGAAACACATAAACTATGACATGCAATTTGATAAGGGCTTCATTGAACCGCTACGCAGTATCACCGAAACCATTGGCTGGAATATCGAGAAGCTCTCAACCCTCGAAGATTTTTGGAATTAAAAATGAAAGATCCTATTGAAAGAGAACTGGGAGTTGTGGTTTTCATGACGGCCTTGATTTTGGTGGTAATAATAATTGCGGAGATTATTCTATGAAAGAAAGAGAAGAAATATTTTTTGATTTTGGCTTTACTACACAAGACGAAAATGATATAATAGCCAATAGTGATCTACACTATGATGTGGAGACGACTCGAGACAGAGTTGTTCAACTAGAAACATTGTTGAAAACAATGAACAAAAAAGTCCATACCATTTATGATAGAATATCGCCTTTGTTGAATAATCTTTTAAAAGATGCAGATGAGAAACCAATTATCAATTGGCCAAACAGAAAAGAAAAGATTACAGAATTTCAAAAGATACTGAAGAAAATTGTCGATGAAGCTGACCAGATTATTAAAGGAGAGAGTTGATGGCCAAGAAGAATGATTTTTTGAGGGACTTCATTTCCGAACTAGGAGATGAGAATACTTCTATTGCAGCCGATGGAGTTTCGGCGGGAGAGTTTGCTGGATTTGTTGATACGGGTTGTTATGCACTGAACGCTGTGCTTTCTGGTTCAATCTATGGTGGAATCGCTGATAATAAAGTGACAGGGTTCGCTGGCGAAAGCTCAACTGGCAAAACCTTTTTCGTTCTTGGCATTGTCAAGAATTTCCTTGATGCGAATGAAGATGGATTCGTTGTTTATTATGATACAGAAGCAGCTGTCACTAAGGATATGATGGAGAGCAGAGGTATTGACACTTCTCGTGTTGTTATCTCAGAACAAGAAACTATCCAGAAATTCAGGCATCATGCTATCAAGATCATTGACAGTTATGTTGCCAAACCAGAAGCAAAACGCCCGAAGATGATGATGGTTCTTGATTCTCTTGGTATGCTTTCAACTACGAAAGAGTTGGAAGATTCTACTGAAGGAAAAGAAACTCGTGATATGACCAAAGCCCAAGTCATTAAAGCTGCATTCAGGGTTCTAACTTTGAAGCTGGCAAGAGCGAAGATTCCTCTGATTATTACCAACCATGTTTATGCGGCTGTTGGTGCATATGTTCCAACAAATGAAATCTCTGGTGGGTCTGGTTTCAAGTTTGCTGCAACTACCATTGCAATGCTTTCGAAGAAAAAAGAAAGAGAAGGTACTGATGTTGTTGGTAATATTGTTACCGTCAAGATGTATAAGTCTCGCCTGTCGAAAGAAAATCAAATGGTCCACGTCAGGCTTTCTTATGCAACAGGACTTGATAGATATTATGGACTAGCAGAAATTGCCGAAGAAGCTGGTGTGTTTGAAAAGGTTGGCAACAAACTGAAGATGCCAGACGGCAAAACTATTTTTGAAAAAGCGCTTAATCGCGAGCCTGAAAAGTATTATACTCAAGAAGTGCTTGATGCCATCGAGAAGCAAGTGAAACAAAAATTTGCTTACGGAGTTAACAGCCTTGACGATGAGCTAGAGGAAGTTTATGAAGAGGAAGAATAGGTGAGCAGTAATAATTGTGTTGTCTTTTATTGGTATGAGAAAGAAGGACAGCGTTTCTATCGGTGTAGGGGTTACGGAGCAAAATACGATAAGTTCTATAGGGAGTGGATCAACTCATCCTCGTACAGATGTACTTATGAGAATTTTCCGTGGGACTTTTTCGTTTTTGACAATCCTATAGACTGGGCACGATTGGAACGGGACTTTCCAGGTGACGTTTATGAGGACAATAGAGAGGATGAGCTAGAGGAAGTTTATGAAGAGGAAGAATAGATGACATCAGAGAGAGTTGAAGACGCCATATTTTCGAATCTCTTGCATAATGAGAATTATGCCAGAAAAGTTATTCCTTTTATCAAAGAAAGTTATTTCCAGGATGTAACAGACAGGACGCTCTTCAATCTTATCGACACCTTTGTTGCCAAGTATAATAAATTCCCAACCAAAGAATCTCTTCTAGTTGATCTACAGGCAATCAACAATCTTCAAGAATCCACATTCAAAGATCTCAAGAAATATATCTCCGATATCTCTGAAAAGAAATTTGAGGACCAGTGGCTTGTTGATAAAACTGAAGAGTTCTGCAAAGACAAAGCGTTGTATAATGCTTTGATGGACGCCATCAAGATTGTCGATGATGGCAAAAACAAGGGCAATCTATCAGTAGGATCTATCCCTAAGATTCTATCTGATGCTCTTGGTGTTTCTTTTGACACGAGTATCGGCCATGACTTTCTTGACAATGCCGATCAACGATATGACTTCTATCATTTGGTTGAGAACAAAGTCAAGTTCGATCTTGATTACTTCAACAAGATCACAAAGGGTGGCATTGCCAACAAAACTCTGAACATCATCATGGCTTCCACTGGTGTTGGTAAAAGTTTGTTCATGTGTCACTGTGCGGCCAACAATCTCTCGGAGGGATTGAACGTTCTTTATATCACTCTGGAAATGGCCGAGGAAAGAATCGCCGAAAGGATAGACGCCAATCTTCTTGATATGACTATTGACGAGCTCAAACAACTTCCTAAAGATTCTTATCTGAAAAAGATCAATAGGGTGAAGAAAAAGACTGATGGTAAATTGATCATCAAAGAATATCCGACAGCTTCAGTCGGATCTGCCAACTTCAGGCATCTGTTGAATGAGCTAAGTCTGAAGAAAGACTTCAAACCTGATATCATATATATAGATTACCTAAACATATGTTGCAGTTCTCGTTTTAAAAATATGGCTGGCGTTAATTCTTACACTCTGGTCAAATCTATTGCTGAAGAATTGAGAGGACTGGCTATTGAGTTTGATGTGCCTATTATTTCGGCGACCCAAACGAATAGATCAGGTTATGATAACAGCGATGTGGATTTAAGTAACACTTCTGAATCGTTTGGTCTGCCAGCAACTTGTGACTTTATGTTTGCTCTGATATCTAATGAACAACTGGAATCTCTAAATCAAATTATGGTGAAACAACTTAAGAATCGCTATAATGATCTAAACTATTACAAGAAGTTTGTGATTGGTGTTGATAGGTCGAAGATGAGATTGTATGATGTCGAGGAAAGCGCCCAAAGCGATATAGTTGACAACAGTTCTAAGAAGGAGGAAGACAGGCCAGTTATGGATAATACCGTTTTCGGAAGTCGTATGAATGATGATGCAGATTATAGGAAGCAGAAGATGAGGGAATTCTTTTGAGAAAAGAGTTGATTGAAAAAATAAAGCGCATGACTGGTGCTCTTGACCCAGTGCCTGAAGAAGCAATTCAAATTGGCTTTGGCGATCACGTTCCTGATTTTATCTCAGAGTCATTAATGAGATTTAATGAATTCTCGCAGAAAATGAAGCCACAAAAGAATAAATAGTATCCGAGCACTTCGCTCAAATCACACACACAAAAGGAGACTAACATGAACAAAAGTGGATATATGCAAACTAATCTTCCCGAATTTAAGGTCAATGCCTCTAAAAACGGATATGAGATTCGTACTGAGATTCTCAATATGGCCCTCGGTTTCGTTCAAAACGAATTCAGTTCTAAATTCACTGGATGGGAACTGTCTTGCAAACGCGATGAAAAGACCAACCAACTTGTGACAACAGTTGGTATGCCAAGTTTTCCAGGATTAGATGTTGTGCTTGATACAGCCGAAAGGATGTACTCTTTCGTCAGCACTAATACTCCTCCCACACCAAAGGTGGAAAAAACTGAGAAGCGTTCTAGCAAACACTCTGACGAGTAAACATTAAAAAGATTTAATGTTGATAAGGCATAATCTATTATAAATAGAAGCTCTAAGAATGTGGAGAAACCAAGAGAGTTCTTCGGTTTCAGCATGGCAAGTGGTCTTTGTATAGAAGATGAACGGAACAGACGGGGCAAAAGGTGGGGTTCCTCCCGTTACACATTCTTCAACTCGAACAAGTAAGGCGACCTTCGGGTCGCCTTATCCACAAGTAGAATCGCTGCGAAGACTTATATATAAGTCCTAACCTCTCGATAAGACTTATATATAAGTCTACATTAAATTTTGTTAATGTTTATAGAAAGAGTTGACTTTGATGCTTTCTCATAATAGAATAAAGCGTTATAGGAGATATTGAAATGAAATTTAAAGTTGGCGATAAAGTCTACAAATATACTGGAGACTATCAGCTTGCTGGAGAAATCCGAGCAGCGTTCACAACTTCTGCAGGCAAAGAACGATACGTAGTTGAACACTATGGTGGAATGTTACATATCTATAGCGAGAAAAACTTGATGTTTTTCACGGAAGAGTCGTCGTCTATCGGTTAGAACGTTTCGATTCCTACAGGGGTTGCCATGGAGAATATAATGAAAATCGCATATATGAGCGATCTGCATCT